ATGTTGGAGTCGGGAGTTAAGTTGGGTGTGTCGAGCAGAGGCTCAGGCGAAGTTGATAGCAGTGGTAATGTTCAAGGTTTTGAAATTATCACAGTTGACATCGTTGCACAACCAAGCGCCCCAGGTGCTTACCCAACACCAGTATATGAACACTTGATGAATCAAGCAGGTGGATACAAGGCATTTTTAACAGCACAAGAAGTTCAAGGCGACCCAAAGGCACAGAAATATATAGCAGAGAGTCTGGTGAAAATCATCAGAGGACTCAAATAATAAGGAGAATCACATGCTAGATTTCGTTAAACAATTGTTTGAAAACAATGTGATTTCCGAGGAAATGAAATCGGAGATTGAAACTGCCTGGCAAGGTAGAATTCAAGAAGCCCGTGACCAAGTCACTGCTACACTCCGTGAAGAATTTGCTCAGAAATACGAGCATGATAAATCCGCTATGGTTGAAGCTGTAGAAAGTATGTTAGTTGATCGCTTAACAGCAGAACTATCAGAACTCGCAGAAGACCGCCAAGGATTGATCGAAGCTCGAGCAAGATACGCAGAGAAAATGCAAGCAGACGCTACAGCAATGGAATCGTTTGTTATGAATAATCTACGTAAAGAACTAAGCGAACTACACGAAGATCGTAAGTCAGTTGCAGGTAATGTTGCAAAATTAGAATCTTTTATTGTGGATGCACTAGCGAAAGAAATCGCAGAATTCCACAGCGACAAGAAAGATTTAGCAGAAACTAAAGTACGTCTAGTACGTGAAAGCAAAGCTAAGTTTGAATCTGTCAAGAAAGACTTTATTGCTCAATCAGCACGTATCATCGAAGAAACAGTCTCTAAGGGATTGAAGTCTGAAATGAAACAGTTGAAAGAGGACATTGAAGCAGCTCGCAAGAACGACTTTGGTCGCAGAATTTTTGAAAGTTTTGCCAGCGAGTATGCTGCTAGCCATCTTAATGAGAAATCAGAGACAGCTAAACTCATGCAAGTTGTTGCTCAGAAAGAGCAAGAGCTTGAAGAAGCAGCAAAAATTGTGGTAGAAACACAAAAACTAATTGAAAGTCGTGAATCAGAATTACGCATTGCAAGAGATATGAGCCAACGCAAAGAAGTTATGAGCGAATTGCTAGGACCATTGTCTGGAGACAAGCGTGTTGTGATGGGCGAACTATTAGAATCAGTTAATACTGAAAAACTACGTGCTACTTTCGACAAGTACATGCCAGCCGTGATGAACGGTGGTACGCCTGCGAAGAAAGCATTAGTCGAAGGCAAAGAAATTACAGGCAATAAGCAGGCACAACACATCAGCGGAAACGAAGAAAAAACCGCTGAGATTTTTGACATCCGCAGGCTTGCGGGACTAAAAGTTTAAGGAGAACTAATATGTCACAATTACTCGAGTCACGCTGGTCGGAAACCAAAGACGCTCTTTTAGAAGGTCTTAATGGTAATAAGCGCACCGTAATGGCAACAACTCTCGAAAATACCCGCAAGTATTTGGCTGAGTCTGCTACAGCAGGTGCAACTTCCGCTGGCAACGTTGCAACATTAAATCGCGTCATTCTACCGGTTATTAGACGTGTTATGCCTACCGTTATCGCTAACGAGTTAGTAGGTGTACAACCAATGACAGGCCCAGTGGGTCAGATCCATACTCTACGTGTACGTTATGCAGATTCATCTTCTGGCACAACTACAACTACAGCTGGTGACGAAGCACTAAGCCCATTCAAGATCGCTGAAGCATATTCTGGTGATAACTCAACTACTAAGGCAGCTTCTACAGCCGCTCTAGAAGGTGTAGCTGGAAAGCGTTTGAGCATCCAGATCTTGAAACAAACCGTCGAAGCTAAGACACGTAAATTGTCTGCTCGTTGGACATTTGAAGCTGCTCAA